GAAGTCCCCTTGTTTCGGCAGGGGGGCTTTTTTGTTTTAAAGTTTAAATCTCAAAATGCCGATTTGTTAAATTTTTTCGCCGGTATATTTTTGAGATTTTTAGTTTTATATTTTTTCATCTATAAAGTACTTTTTAAAATATACCAATCTATTTATAAGTGATAAAAGGGCAGAATGCCCAGACAAAATTAATAGGAGAACATTTAACATGTCTAAATCAGGAAGATATTCTGCCGATAGAAAAAAAATCGAAGCATTAACAACAAGCGCAACTGAAATTCAAGTCCACGACTGTGGGACGATTTTCATGCTTGACGGCACCAGCTACAGCGCGGATGTTACACACTCGCTACCTCACCCATCCGAAGCCGGAGAAGGCTGGTGGTGCAAATTTATTGTCAAGACAGCTGTTCTTGACGCTGGCGGTGACGATTGCCTTATTAAAATTAGAGCAGCCGGCGCCTCAACTTTTGTAGACAACCTACTGTTATTACAGGTTCACGAAACCACTGGCGCAGCCGGATTAACCGACGTAGATGCAGACTTTGTTACAGTAACGGGCGAAACAATTGGCGGTAGTCAACTTGAGTTTGTTTGCGATGGTAACAAGTACTACATGTTAGGAAGTGTGGTTGCTGATGGCGCCATCACAGTCGATACTTGATATCAACTTAATATTACAACAAGCCCCTCGTCTTCCGGACGGGGGTTTTGTTTTTTAACAACTATTTATTATACTCATAGCCGCAGGAGATTATATGAGCAAGAGAACCAAACGAGCAAGAACGCTCATTAAAAAAATGACAATGCTTGGCGAGAAACTTAGTCCTGAAATTTTAAAAAGATATGGTATTGAAAAATTTGCGCCAAAGAACAAAATGGAACCAGAACCAGCTGTAATTGAAGAAACAGTACCGGAGCCAGAATTAACTCCGGAGCCTGTTGCAGAACCAGAGCCAGAATTAACTCCGGAGCCTGTTGCAGAACCAGAGCCAGAGGCAGTATTAGAGAAAGAAGTAAGAGCACCAAAACCTAAGCTTGCTGTTAAAAAAACACCAGCAAAGAAAACTGCTCCTAAAAAACGTCGTGCTAAAAAAGCAACACCAAAAACCAAAGAATAGTAATCTATTTTTATTAAACATAATAAGCAGCATATGCTATTATACTATCGACAGTAATCAATTCAGGAGGTATTTTGTCAATGTCACAACAAGTAGTAACAACACAAGAGCAAGCATTGTCCTTGTTAATTCAAGCAGTGCGAGTAGCACAAAGCAGAGGGGTATATGCCCTTGAAGATGCAGGTTTGCTAGCTCAAGCCATCGGGATCTTCACACCTGACCCGGAACCAACTCCGGTCGAGGTTACCGAAGAAGAACCAGAAAACGATGAATAATAACTAAAAGCCCCCGTAAGGGGGTTTTTTAGTATTTACTGACTAGTATCATGTGGGGTTTTGTTGGCTAGATTACTACTTAGATGTAGGAGATTTCTTTAATGCCAACAAATTTAAATCCAAAATCTGAGACCAGTGCGGTCATACTTACCCAAACAGGCTCCAAGAACGATGTAGCAGAGTCTATCCCGTTTCAAATTTATACGGGATCAGCTGATTTTTTGGAAGGCGCCGCACTACAAGTCAATTATGTTTACAGAAAACTCGGTGGAGATGTTGTAGACATTGAGCTGACCCCAGCAAATGTTTACTCAGCTTATGAGGAGTCTGTACTTGAATATTCTTATATTCTTAATCTTCACCAAGCTAAAAATTCATTAGACTCGGCACTTGGCGACGTAACTGGAACATTCAACCACCTAGGAGAACAGACTTCTGGACCAACAGGATCCAATTTAAAGTTTCCAAGATTTCAATCCTCTTATGCCTTAAAGGTTGGAGATGGGCTAGCAACAAAAGCTGGATTTGGTGGAACAAATACGATCTATTCAGCATCCTTTAATCCAAATGATGGGGTACAAGATTACGATCTTCAAAAAATTATACAAACAGCAGATGTATCTGGGGTGGATGAGACCGGTCGTGGAGTTCCTTATTCTGGAAAAATCGATGAAAGAAGAATATTTGTGACACAGGTATATTTCAGATCTCCTAGGGCACAATGGAGATTTTATGGTTATTATGGCGGTATTGGTGTTGTTGGAAACATGAATACATATGGTCAATTTGCTGATGACTCCACTTTTGAGCTTATTCCAACTTGGCAGAACAAAATGCAAGCCATTATGTATGAAGACTCTATTTTCACCAGAACCTCTCATTATTCATATGAAATAAAGAATAACAAAATGAGATTATATCCTCCACCTGCAGATCGTGCATTTTTCGATGACGAAATATGGTTTAAATTCTATGTTAAAGAAGATTCAACCGCTGACGCAGAATATGAAGATGGCAACAGGGGTGTCAATAACCTGAATACCCTGCCATATGGTAATATTCCATACGAAAACATTAATGGTATAGGTAAACAGTGGATCCGCAAGTATGCCCTTGCATTGTGTAAGGAAATGTTGGGTCAAATTAGAGGTAAATTCACCACAATTCCAATCCCGGGTGAATCAGTGACCCTAAATCACTCTGAGTTGCTGTCTCAGGCGAAAGAAGAACAACAACAATTGAAAGATAAACTGATGGAAATCTTAAAAGAGACCGAATATCAAGAAATATCGAGAATTTCTTCTGAAAAGGCAGAAGCAGCTGCTAAAACGTTCGCGTTTTCACCATTGCCAATTTTTGTAGGGTAGCATAGATGTCAAACGAATGGGAAAGACCAGAACAGCTGCCACCGCCGCTTTTTTTAGGTAAAAAAGAGCGAGATTTAGTAAAACAAGTCAATGATGAACTTATAGAGAACATCATTGGACAACAAGTCTTATATTATGCGATTGACATGCAAACAACAAGCTTTCATGACATGTACGGCGAAGCAGTAGAAAAAACCTATCTTCCTCCAATCAGGATCTACGCACTTGTCAAATTCGATAAAGAAGAATCTTCATATTTGGAAGGAATGGGCATCGATTCTGATTCAGTGGTGACAGTCAACTTTCATAAGAGGCGACTAAACGAAGATCAAAACATGTTTGTTCGCGAGGGAGACTTTATTTTGTATGGTAAAACATATTACGAGATAGTTAAACTATTGGAGCCCCGAAAACTCTTCGGGCAAGTTAATCACACTTTTGAAGTGTCAGCAATCTGCAAGCGCGCCAGAAAGGGACTATTCGATGCGACCTGATAATTTTGATTTTGCAATGCTACCGGATTTACCAAATTCGGGCTCTTTATCTTTGCGTGAAATTGGTATGCTAGCATCCACTTTGGAAGATATTGATTATGCAATAACATCGTGGGTTAAGAAAGATCTAGAGCTTACAACACAAACAAACGAAGGAAGAAAAACAGTACCGGTCCTGTGGCAGTCACCAGAAAGAGCTTTCCAAATTAAAAACGAAAAAAACCTAAGAGACGACACTGGAGCTTTGAAGTTGCCACTTATAAGTATTGAGAGAACAGGTGTTATTAAAGATCCTGAGAACAAAGGGTCATATAGGGCACAAATATATTCAAATGATTATAACGGACGCACTGGCAGGATAGTTATAGCAAGAAGAATTGTCGAAGACAAAACCAGAAATTTCGCAGCCGCGGCAGCAATGAGGAAACTGCCCAATACCGTAGTACACCAAAAACATTATCCAAGAATAAACAAGAAAATCGTAATTCAGACCCTTTCAATCCCAATTCCTGTTTATGTGGCAGCAGAATATAAAATCAAAATTAATACTGAATATCAACAACAGATGAACGACTTAGTTTCTCCATTTATGGCAAGAACCGGTCAAATTAATTCTTTTGTGATGAGAAGAAACGGACACCTATATGAAGCGTTTATTGATGGAGGCTTCACTCACAATAATAACGTTGCCTCGCTTAATGAAGATGAAAGGATGTTTTCTACAGATATAAAAATCAAAGTTTTAGGTTATCTGATGGGCGAGGGTGATAGCGACGATCGAGAAATAGTAAAAATTGAAGAAAACCTTGTTGAGCTTACTTTTCCACGCGAAACAATTCCACTTCCTGGCGAACCGGGATTTATTAAGAGTTAGTTCCTGAACTGCACCCATTTTCTTTAGAAAGTTGAAGACTTTTGAAAATGCTTCAACTATTTACTGATGATTAACTTATAATTTTTCGAATTATAACTAAAAAGAGGGTATAGCAAAGATGTCAATTAAAAACTTTAAGTTTGTTTCTCCAGGTGTTTTTATCAATGAAATTGATAACTCCTTTAGACCAAGAAGTCCAGAAGCAATTGGACCAGTAGTGATTGGACGAGCCACTAAAGGCTTGGCGATGGAGCCAATTACAGTAGAATCGTTTTCAGAATTCGTCGAGATGTTCGGCGATACCGTTCCAGGCAATGCCGGCGGCGATGTTTATCGTAATGGCAACTTGCAATCTCCAATGTACGGAACTTATGCTGCAAAAGCGTTCTTACGATCAAACGTAGCTCCTTTAACTTACATGAGACTCTTGGGTCAGCAAACCACAACCAATGACGGCTCCGTTGGTGGGCGCGCTGGTTGGCAAACTACCAACACTCTCGCCGTCGATGCTTCAGCCGACGAAACCGCACCAAGTAACGGCGGTGCATATGGTCTCTTCTTGTTCGCATCTGGCTCGACAGGCAGCGGAGATGTTCCAGACGGATTCGCGGCATCTGCTACATTAACAGTTGCTGATGCCGGAGAGATTACAACCGGAAACACAATTTCGCTTGTTACAGCCGGCGGAGATACAGTTACAATTACTGGTCACGCTAGCGCTAACGCTATGACCACCACGTCCGGTGCTTCTTCAGACGGAACTTTCGACGCTAGCACCTCATCCGGTGGATCTTCTGACAATATAGCACAAGCA